CCGGTCCGGTGCCCAGAGGGCGGGATAGGTCATCCCTTCCTCGATGGCGGGCGTCGGGTCCATCAGGGTCCCGCGCAGCAACTCCGAGGGGTTGAGTTGTTCGATGTTGAGCGCCATGCGGCGTCCCTTTCGTTAAGGCCCCGCTAGGGGCGCTCATGGTCAGGCGTAGGTCAGGGTCAGGTCGCAGGGGATGGACGCCAGCGAGCCGCCGCCGTTGTTGTCGATGACTCGCGACACGAGGCGCAGGTTCCCGGCCAGCACGCCGGTCGAATCGGTGACCCGGATCGTCGCCGCGCCGTTCGCGTCGGTCGTCCAGATGAGCGTGTCGACGCCGCCCACGCTGTCGCTGACCTCGGCACCCACGCCGACCTCGTTCAACTGGCCGTTTCCGCCCGCGCCGAACACCGCCATGTTGTCGGCGTAGACCTGCGAGATGCAGCGGGTGACCGCGCTGATGTTGTTCCCGTCGGCGTCGGTGACCTGCATCACGACGTCGATGGCGTTGGCGGCGGGCACGCCCTCAGCGCCAGCCGTGCCGACGATGGTCGCGATCTGCGTGTTCAGCGCGCCGACCTCGGCCTCGCTGAGCAACTGCACGGTGATGAACTCGCCCGCGCCGCTCGGGTCAGCGCCGCCCGAGGGCAGCCACTTCGCGAGCAGCTTGTTCGTGCCCGCCGTGAAGGGGACAGCCTGCCCGGTCGCGTTGGAGGTCAGCAGGTAGTGACCCGCCGTGGTCCGCACGAGCGCCTGACCGACCTGCACGCGAGCGATGCCCTTGCAGGTCAACTGAATCTCGTCGCCCGCCGCGTCGGCCGCTTCGACCGAGACGCCCATGAGGCGCTCGCCCGCCGCCGAGGTGAAGGTGGAGATGGTGTTGCCGGTCGCGATGTCGATGCGACAGAACACGCCCTCGGCGATGGCCGCCGAAGCGGTCGCGCCCGCCATGTCGATCTGCTCACGGTTGTCGTGAGGGTGGATGCCGCTGCTCACAGGTTGACCCCTTCGCCGAACGCCACGCGGGCGAGGTTGATGTTCTCAGCCTTGACGGTGCTCAGAGCCGCGCCGAAGGACAACTTGTTCGCCGTCGCGCGCTCGCTGGCGAGGCGGGACAGTTCGGCGATGGCTGCCGACTTCTCGTCGGCAGCGGCCTCGCTGTCGGACTCGGACCCGACGAGCGAGGACCCGGCGGGCGGGCCGACCCGGATGACCGCGCCGTCGGGCAGCGCCTCGATGACACCGACCGCGCTCGCGAGGCCGGGGCCTCCGTCGCGCGCGAGCAGCATCGTGGGCTCGTCGATGGTGTAGTCGGCGGGCAGCGCGCCGCGCGCCTTCGCCTCGTCGACGACCCGCGCCAACTCGGCGGCATGGTCGGGACGGGAGCGGGCGGCGAGCGCCGCGCTCGCGAGGTCCTTGCCCTCACCTCCACCCAGGAGCGACACGCGGAACATCGCGCGCTCGGCGCCCTCGACGTTATGCTCGTCGAGCAGGGCGTCGGCGGCGGACTCGCGGCCGAGGCGCAGGCGGTCGACCTCGGCGCGCTTGAGCACGTCGGCCTCGTCGAGCCGCGCGATGATGGTCGTCACCACCGCGCCCTCGTCGACATCGGCCGCGAGGTCGAGGCGGGACAGCAGCAAGCCGGTCGCCTCGGAATCGCGAGCCAGCAGCAGGTTTTCGGTCGTCATCGGTTCCTCCAGGGGCTCGCCAGTCGGCGACTTGCTAGGAATCGTAGCGCCCGCTGCATCGAGTAGCAACGAGCCCTCGGGCGTCTCATCGTCGGCGGCGCGGCTGAGCGCGAGCGACAGGGGCTCAAACGACTCGCGAAGCGTGCCCTCGACAGGGGCTCCGTCGGCCTCGAACCGCTCGCCGTCCCTGCGAAACGGGAGGCTGAACACGCGCGGGGCGTCGACGTAGTGATACGGGCAGACCTTCACGAGCGCGCGGTCGGCCGTGTGGTCGAGCAGGTGCGCGTAGGTCCTCACCGACTCGTCGTCTGCGGTCGGTCGGTGGATGCCCATCGCGGCGAGGGCTTCGAGCGCCATCGACTCGACCGACGCGCGAAGCGCCTGCGCACCGCCAGCACCGAGCGGGCCGACATCCTGAGCGAGCATCAGCGGCGTTCCGGCGCGCTCGCCGCGCGCGAGCATCACAGGCGCCATGCGGTCCTGACGAGGCGCGTTGGTGAGGCTCACGACCTCAATCCACGCCTTCGCCAACTCGTCGCCGGTCGTGGTGTGGCGAAGCGGGCTCATGTGCAGGCACGGCGAGATGCGCAGCGAGTTGCCGCGCCCCTCGTCATCGCCCTGGTGACCCTCCACGAAGTCGAGCCCGGTGCGGTTGAGGTGAGCGACCGCCCAGACCTCGCCCGCGTCCTCGTCGAACTCGAAGCCGTCGACGGTGCCGAAACTGCGACGACGCTCGGCCGGGACGGACTGGTCGGACAGCGCGCGCTCGATGCCGTGGTCGAGGCTGAGCGCGATGGCGTTGCCAGCGTCCACGAATGCGTTGGCACCGCGCGCGGCCTCACGAGCGAGTTCGGCTGTGATTTCGCCCACCCGGTCACCCGACGCCGGGTCGTAGATCGGGCCGACCCGCATGATGTGGATCCGCTTGCCGTCGCCCAACTCCTGCGCGTCGCCCGCGAGGAACAGCGGCGCGGTATGGTCTGCGTCCTGGGTCATCTCAGGTGTCCGTTTCAGGCGGCGTGACGCCGCGCTCTACAAGCCGGTTCACGGTCGCGGGCGCTGCACCTGGGCGGCGAGCTTCGCGCTGTCCCGCCTCGGTGTTCTGGCGACCTCCCGCGGCTGCGGCGAGACGGTCGAATCCGCTCGGCGCAGCGTCGTCGTCGAGCGGATCGAGCCCAAGCTGCGCGCGTGCCTTCTGCTCGTCGGCAATCTGCGGGGTGATGATGCCCGCGCCGACCATCGCGACGAACGACTCAGGGTTGCGCATCCACTCGGGCACCTTGACGCCCTCGAATCCGATCCACGGGTACTCGCTCGGGTCGAGCTTGGCGAAGTTCGCTTTGAGGAACCGCGTCACCGACTGGCGGTTGAGCGCGCGCGTGAGCCACTGCACCCACTCGTAGATTGCACCGACCACGACGTCGGCCTGGGTCTGCACCATCGAGCGACTGCCGCCGTCACCCTGCCGCCCCTGCGTGATGAACGCGACAAACAGCGCCTCGGCCTGCACGCGCTGATGGTGCCCGATGGACGCGAGCAGCGGCGCGGGGTCGTATGCGCCGACGCCACTGCCGCCCATCTGCTTGACCGTCCACCAGTCGTTTCTGACGAAGTGAGCCGCGTTGTAGCTGTCGAGGGACATCAGGGTCGCGGCCATCGAGGCGTGCTCATCCTCGACGAGTTCGTCGATGTCCTTGGACGTGTCTGTCTTGGCGTTCGCGGTCAAGAACTTCTCGACGTCGAGCGCGGCGTCGAAGGTGCCGACCGCGTATCGGTGCGCGGCGACGTCCTCTTGCCGGTATCGCGCCTGCTCTGAGCGCCAGTTCGGGTACAACGCGCGCAAGAGGCTCACGCCGTCAAACCCGCCCTCGCCCTCGTCGAGCACGAGCCAGAGCGTCTCTCCCATCGGGAGCACCGGCCGGTGCTCGCTGCTGAGCCCCACGCTGTACCCGGTCGGCTGCTGAACGATGCCGACGAGGCGCTCACTCTGGTCGATGATGTATCGGTCGTAGCTGACCTGCTGACGTCGGTGGAACGACGGCCAGTAGAGTTTCGCGTCCTCGTCCCACCGCCACGACTCGCTGAGCGCCGCGTTGCCGTAGAACGCCGACGAGAACATCTCGGCGAGCAGTCGGTCGGGGCTCATGTTGAGCCGCCCGCCGCTGTCGGCGTGGTCGCCGATGCCGAACGCCTGCTCAAGCGCCTCGGCCGCATCTTCTGAGGTGTTCTCGCGACGGGGAACGGTGAGCGTGACGCCCGTGACGCCGTTCGTCAGGAGTCTCCGGCCCATCGCAATCACGGGCGACTTCATCATCTTGCGATAGACGCGAGCCCGCGAGCGGTTCGACCGGAGCGCGCTGTTGTGCTCCCATTCGTGGTCGGTGGTTGTCCCGCTACTGAGCGGGATGCCGACGAGCCCAGACGGGCGCTCAGGGAGCACTGAGGGCAGGTCCCGCAGGGCATCGCTCAACTCGGGCGTTACGACGGTTCGGCTCATCGCCGACAAGAGTACAGCCGCCCACGTCGGCTGTCACGCGGTCAGGTCGACGGCACCGCGCCGGGCAGCCCCGCCTCGACCAACTCCGCGTTCCATGCCGCGTTGAACTGGTCGATGGCCCCGCTGACGCCCGACGCGGCGTTGAGGTCGACGCCCGCCTTCTCGGCGACATAACTCGGCGAGCAGTACGCGCCGACATTGCCGGGGCCGCGCCACAGGCTGACCCAGCGTCGGTCGCCGAGCTCCAGGCGCACGCTCATCAGCCGTGAGCCCACCGAGACGCCGAGGTCACGCGCCACGCCGACGAGCATGATGGGCGGGCCGACCACGAAGTCGACGCCCTCGATTCGCGCGGTGATTTGCCGGTTGCTGTCGATGTCGATGCTCATGGTTCGACCCCTCCCTGCGTGTTGTTGTAGTGAATCAGACCGCCAACGAGGCCAGTCCCCGGCGGGCAGCCCGTTCTCATGTTCTCGTCGGAGGCGTCCCACCCGGCGCGCGCATCAATCCCAACCATCTCGTTGCGCGGGTATCCGAGGCTCTGATGCGACCACCCGTGCGCGTAGTTGCGGCGACCCTCGTCAGGGTCGAGCGACTGCTCGCCATCGGCGTCGCACTGCACCGCATCGACAGTGCGAGCCGCCCGCCTCATCGCAGCGACCGCGCGCGGTCCAATCTCCCGCCGCTTCGCGGGCGCGCAGTCGGGGTTGAGGCCCCCGAACTTCGCCGCGAGCGAGTCGCAGGACTTCGCGTCCCGCTTCATCTGCTGGCGGGCGGCAAGCTCCAGCCACCCGAGTTCGTCTGCTGTCATCCTGTCCTCCGTGGGGCCGTTGCGTCCCAGACGCCCGAGGGCGTTTCGCCTCGCCGCCGCGAGGCTCGTCAGTGGGTCAGGGCTTCGGCAGGTTCGCCATCAAGAGGGCGACCGTCAGCGCGTGGTGGACGCGGCGCATCTCGTTGAGGCTGCCGCTCATCGCGACCGGGAACTCAGCGGCGGCCGTGACGTCGGGCGAGGGGATGAACCCCGCCTTGGTCATGCCCTCGACCTCGTTGCCCATCCGGTGAAAGTCGGCCGTCTCGGTCGCGGCGATGGCGCGGACCAGACCGATGAACTCGCGCGGGCTGAGCGTGATGCTGTCGTTCTTGATGACCATGTTCGGCTCCTGTCGTGGGGGCGTTCGTTGCCCCGTGTGATTCCTTTATACGCGCGGCCTAATGCAGAGTCTAGCGTTTTCTTTCGGTGCTCTGCGTTTTCTCGTTCGTCTCGACAATCGGGTCGTCGCACGGGTCTGCGTCGGCGAGCGTCTCGTGCCTGACCTCGACGCACGACAGGATCCCGCCCGTCCACTCACCGAGACGAACGCGGGCACAGACGGGCAGGGGCGGCGCTCTGTAGCCGTGGATGCGGACGCCCACTACAGCACGGCGCGGGCTGGCAGATGGGGCACCATTACCCCAGAGGGGTTGCCGCCAGCCCGCGCCAGAATCATAGGCGTCGACATCAGAACCACTCTCGCGCCGCTCGGCGGACGGGCCGAGGCGGCAGTCCTGCCACCACGCAGACGACGACGACCGACGCGGCGGCGGTGCAGGTGATGGCGACGACCGCGACGACCCCGGCCGCCTGTCGCGACTCGCGCGCCACTCTGCGAAGGTGGCGAAGCTCGCGCATCATCGAGTCGGCTCAGCGCCGAGCGACGACCCGCACGCGGGGCAGGTGCCCACCGGGCACTCAGGCGCGAAGAACCCGCCGTCAGTCGGCAGGTCGTCGACCGTGCCGACCCAGGAGCAGCGGGGGCACTCCACCCGGCCCTCGTCCTGCGCCTCGGCATCGGCCAGCGCCTCAATGCATCGAGCCAGCGCGCGCTCGTCGCCTTCGAGGGCATCGACTGCCATCTCGTACTGTTCGAGGTCGCCTGCCGCGCGGGCCTCGTTGCGTAGCGCGCGAAGTCGCGCAGTTGTGCCGCCGTGCATTGTCTATTCTCCGTGGGTCGTTGCGTCCCAGACGCCTCGCGGCGTTTCGGCCCATGCCGGGGCCTCGTCAGTGGGCTATCGACCATCGTCGGCACGGCTGGCGAGTCGCAGGCGGCGCGGTGATGCTCCAGCACCCGTCGTCGTCGCCTCGGCGCAGCGGCAGCGCGGCGTCGAGCATCGACAACCACGCGCCCGCGAGGCTCGACGCCCACCCTTCGTGCTCGCAGGACTGATACGCCATCGAGCGCATCGCCTTGTCGAGCCCGGCCGCGCTCAGCGGTGCGGCCTCCCACGCGCGAATCTGCTGCGCGGTCGGCGGGTGCGGGACGGTCGGCTCGTGGTGCGAGTAGCGGGCGTCCACCGACGCGGCGTTCTCGGCGGCGAGGGCGCGAGCGCAGCCGATGGCCTGCTCGATGGTCAGGGGCGTCAGGGCCATCGCCGAGCCGACGATGGCGGCGATGTGCTCGGGGTGATGCTGGAAGGCGCTCATGTTCTGCTCCGGGTCGTGGGCGCTTCGTGCGCCGTGTGAGTCCTTTATACGCGCGGACTAGCGTGGCGTCTAGCGCTTATTTGTATGCGGCTGCGTTTTCTCTGAACGGCGCTCAGCGGTCGGGGTGGCCGAGCGCGACGGGGGCGACCTCGCGTTGCCGCTTGCGGAGGGCGCGCGCCGCGTCGGCGATGCTGCCGACGGTCGGCCAGCGGAAGTTGATGACGAAGTAGCGCAGGGCGTCCATCGCGTGATCGTGTACGTCATCCTTGCGCGGGACCTCACCCCGCGCCCCGTCGCTCCAGCGGTAGCTCGTGATGGACTTCGCGAACGACCGCCCCTCCCCGTCGAGGCCGCGGCGCCAGAGCTTCGGACAGCAGAGCAGCGACCGAGTGCCGTCGGCGGTGCAGATGCGCCGCTGCGTGACCCTGATTCCGTTCAGGATGTTGACCCGCTCGCCCGTCGTCGTCGTCGCGAGCCTGATGCCGAGCCCGCCGAACTCGGGCCGCTCGGCGACCTCGCTCAAGTCGGTCGTGAGGTGCTCGCCCTTGCTGTACCGCTGCCCTCCTGCCTTGTCGCCCGCGCCGCCGTGCAGAAGCATCGTCACCGACTCAGGCTGTGACCGGGCGTAGCGCGACGGCCATGCGTGCCGCCGCACCATGCCGCAGGCGTCGTGGATGCTGGCGTCGTCGGGGTGCGCCTCGGCCCACACGACGTCACACCCGTCGGGGCCAAGCGTCGGGTCGTGGCTGATGATGAGCGCGGACGGCGAGCGGACGCCGAAGTCCATCGTGACCCAGGTTCGCATCGACGGGTCTGGCACCCACCCGTCGGGCGCGAGGTTGCCAGCCGGGAACGCCGTGTCACGCCACGACGAGTACACCGCGCCCTCGGGCGGCTGCGGGCGGCACAGCACGTTTTCCTCGAACTCGCGACGGCTCAGGGTCCTCACCCAGTCGTCGTAACCCGGCAGGTGCTCGCGGTTGCAACTGCTCGGCGCGTGGAAGCTCACGCCGCCTCGGTCGGCCGCGAACTTGACCCACCAAGCGCCGAAGCGCGGCTTGCCCAGCAGCCCGAGCTGAGGCGGGCTGCCCGAGCGGATTCGCCCGAGCGCCGCCTTGGCGGGCTCGTCGTCGTGCATCGCGTTGCACTCGTCGATGAGCATCCACCCGAGATCGGGTCCCTCGAATGAGTTGGCCGACTTGTCCTGTGTGCTGTGCCGCTTCCAGCTCATCGCGAACACGAGCGTTTCAGCGCCGCCGTAGACGGGCGACACCCAATGCGGCGCAGGAGCGCCGCCGATAGCGCCTCGGAACCTCCAGCCGATAGGCTCCAGAAGCTCGCCAATCTCCCGGCCGATGGTCTTCCCTCCTCGCCCCATCGAGTCGGTCGCGTAGCCGCCCGCGACTCCCGGCTGAGTCTCGGCCTGCATCTGCATCATCTGGGCGATGAGCCGGGTTTTGCCGATGCCCCATCCGCCCATCGCGGCGACGACCGGGTGATGGGGCCGAGCGAGCCAGAGCGCGAGGAACTTGCGCTGAAAGCGGTTCAGCGACCAGAGGTTGGACCGGGCCTGCTCGGCGCTCACTGCGCGGCGTCCTCGACGTCGAGCGCCATCAGGTCATCGTCCTGCGCCTCGGTGAACCCGGACGATCGCAGGCTGTCGAGCATCTGGAGCGCGGGCGACTGCGGCAGGGCCTCGACCACGCCCACGTCCTCGGCGATAGCGGCGTCCCCGAAGGTGCCGGGGAAGTTGACCTTGAGCAGCCATTGATAGGCTCGCCAGTCCTGCTTCGCGTCGGCGAGTTGTTGGAGTTTGACGAGCCATCGAGTCCCCGCAATCTCGCGCGCCCTCATGGCCGCGTCGTAAAAGTCGCGGTAGATTCCCGTCTCCTGCGCCTTCCCCTTCGCCATCCATAGCGCGCTCGTGCGCCTTCCGAGCCCGGCGACCGCCTCGGCCATTGCCTGCGTTGCGCCGCCCTCGATGGCCTTGCAGAACCGCGCCTGCGTGTCTGCGGTCAGTAGTGTCGGGCGGCCCTGCATCAGTCCTCTTGTGCACGCTCCGTTGCGACCTCTGCGAAGGTGCGGCCGTCACCGTCGAGCGTGGCCTGCTTGCCCGTGAACGCCTCCCAGCGCAGCACCGCGACGTCCACATAGGCTGCGTCGATGTCGATGGCGCGGCACGCGCGCTCGCACGTCTCAGCGGCGATGATGGTCGAGCCAGAGCCGCTGAACGGCTCGTAGACCACATCACCCGGCTTGCCGTGGTTCCGCATCGGGCGGCGCATACACTCGACGGGCTTCTGTGTGCCGTGGACGGTCGCGGCGTCCTCGTCGCCGTTCTGCAGCGGGACGTTCCAGATCGTCGTCTGCTTCCGGTCGCCACACCACTTCGCAGTGCGCCCCTTGCGGACGCCGTACCAGCACGGCTCGTGCTGCCAGTGGTAGTGCCCCTGACTGATGGCGAAGCGCGGCTTTGACCACACGATGTTCGCGCGGATAAGGAAGCCGGTGTCGACGAGCCCCTCGTAGAACGAGGCGGAGTTGAGCGAGGCGTGCCAGACGTATGCGACGTCGCCCTCAAAGAGCGCGTAGACCTCGCGCCAGTCCGCGCGGTCGTCGTTGGAGACCTTGCCCATCCTGTCGCTGTTGTTGAGTCCGGTATCGGCACGCCAACTGGGGTCGTACTCAACCCCATACGGCGGGTCGGTGACCATGATGAACGGTGCCGCCCCATCGAGCGCCTTCGCCACGTCCGCCGCGCTGGTCGAGTCGCCGCAGAGCAGCCGGTGCTCACCCAGCACCCAGAGGTCGCCAGCCACGCTCACTGGCGTCGCAGGCACCTCGGGCACGTCGTCTTCGCCATCCTGCGGGTCGACCTGCTGCGGGCCGAGCAACTCGTCGAGGCAGAGTTCCTCGAATAGCAGCGGTTCCGCCTCGGCAATCTCGTCGAGCAGCGCGCCGAGGTCGTCGGTGAAGTCGCCGCTGATGTGCGGGTTGTTGAGCGCGACGTTGAGCGCCTTTTCCTCGCTCGGCGACAGGTCGACGAGCACCACGTCGACGTCTGTGACCCCCTCCGACTGCAACACCTTGAGGCGCTGATGCCCGCCAACAACGATGCCGGTCCGCTCGTTCACGATGATGGGCTGCACGAGCCCAAAGCGCGTCACAGAGGCACGCAACCCGGCGAGTGCGACCTCGCTGATGGCGCGCGGGTTGTACTTCGCAGGGGTCAGCGACTTCACAGACCTGCGCTCGATTTTCGTCTCTTTCACGCTCGACACCTCCATACGCACACCTTAGCGCCAAGCGCGGCGCGAAACTAGAACGCGAACCCGGCCTGCCCGGTCGCGGCCTCGACGAGCGCGGCGCGCAGTCGCGCTCGCTCAGCCGACCTCGGCACACTGTCGCTGATGTAGAACCGCCCGCCCCTGCTCTGCGGCAGGAAGGCGGCCCCGTACCGCTGGATGTCGACGTCGAGCCGGGCGAGGGCATGAGACGGGCGCGGCGGGTCTGCCGGGCCGAACAGGTCGCCGCTGCCCATCGGGTCAGGCCGACGGCGCGGCAGCCTCTCGATGTCGCCGAGGCTGATGCTCGTGCTCACCGCGCTCGCCAGTAGACGTCGGCGTGATGGTCGCGGCCTGTGCCCGTGCGCTGGTCGCGCCAGTCGTACTCACCGAGGGTTCCGATTTGGCTCGGCTGTTTGAGCCCGGCAGGGATGGACGAGTCGCCGCTGAATTTGTAGTAGAGCGCGGTCCCGTTGCCGGGTGTCCCGCTGTAGGGGTGGAACTTGACCACGATCTCGTCAGCCGCCTCGACTGTGACCGTCCACGTCCCGCCCGCGCAGGGGAACGACCGCGAGCCCGGCGTGAACTGGCACTGGAGCACGACCCCGTTGACCGTCAGCGCCGCTCCTGCGGGCTCGTTCTGCCAGTAGACGTTCAGCGCGAGGATGGGCTTGGCGTCGCCGTTGCGAATCACCCCGAACGCGCGGTTGACGTACCACGGCGAGGCGCAGACGCCGCCGTCAGCCTGCGCGCACGGCATCGGCACGTCAGAGTCGGTGTCGCACATCGTCGCGCCGCCGAGCGGCAGGCAGAGCACCAGCAGCACCCCGACCAGAAAGGACCTCATCATCATCTCCCCAGCGGGCGCGGCCCGCATGTCAATCGAACAGGTCAGGCGTCACGACCTCGGGCACGCCCGCCAGCCGCAGCGCCTCGTCGACATTGCGGCGCAGGCTCGGGTCAAGGTCTAGCCCCGCGCCGAGCAACCAGACGCGGGCGTGCTCACCGTGCGCGGCGAGCAGGTCTGCCGCGAGCTTGAGGTGTCGCCACCGAGGCGACGAGCCGCGAGCCCACCCGGCGAGGGCGGCGCGGTACTCGTCGACGCTCGGCACGGGCTCAGTCGCGATGTCGTCGTCGCGCGCGGCCTCGATGCGACCGACGTACTCTCGGCGGCGGC